AAAGAACCACTGTCAGAAATGGTGCAGCGCAGGGTCAACAAAGCCTACATGCAGTGGAAAGCAGGGGCGGTCAAGATAATGAAGCGGCAAGACAACACCCGATATGTGGACTACAGACGGGTTCCAGAACCCCCCATCATGCACGGCATGGGGCTGAAAGTCACATCTGAGGGCATCAAACTGCGTGTTGGAATGGTCAACCGGCACGATTACAGTGAAATTGACCTTAACGAAGCACTAAGAGGGTAACTATGGGCATTCTGAGAGACTATTACTGCGAATCACACGGCGTATTTGAAGCATGGGAGCCAAACTGCCCCATGAAGCACTGCAACTCCGCTATTTCTATCATTCACCTNAAACCTGTGGGCATGAAGTCGGATAAAACCAAGAAAACGGACAAAACCGTCAAACAATTGGCGATTGACTACGATATGACCGACATCAAGACCACCAGAGAGGGTGAATACCAAACTGGCTACATGAAACGCCACAATAAGCTCTCTGACAAAGAGTTTGACCAGGCAACAGAGGCCATGCAAGCTCAAAACAAAGAAGCAAGGCCAGGAGACGCTGCAATCTGGGGCGGTGGCGGCAATATCAACATGAAATCCGTCATGGGTGGACAATTCCAGTCTGTTGCGGGAGAATCTGTCGGAATTAACCCCAAGGCAGCGGGTAACCTGACCGGCCCTAAACCAGCAAGCTACATGGCTGACCCCGATAACTTACAGGTAAGCAAGCCATGAGAATACCTACCAACGAACAAGACCGTGAAGAGTTCTACCTTGACCTGATTCAGAAGTGTCTGGTCAGCCGTGAAGAGCGCAAAGTAGATTACGGCTCCTTGCGTAGTTGGTATTTATTCGGTAGTGGGCCGGATGAACCTCCGGCTCTCTACAACAAAATCTTTCCGCACATCGATCAGCTCACTTCATTCCTCTACTCAGCAGAGACAACCCGCTTCAGCATTCAACTGGGTGCGGCTGTTAACGAAGCTGAGAACATGAAAGTGCCCACGCTCACCCGTGCGCTAAATGATGAGTGGCTCAACTCCAACGCTGACCAAGTTTTTTCTGCCGCAACTACTTGGGCGCTGTGCTACAACTCTTGTTTTGTGAAGCTAGTCATCAACAATGGTTTGCACCCTTACCTTGTTGAGCCTTCTTGCATTGGAGTCTTGCGAGAAGATACTCCCTATATGGACAGGCAAGAAGCGATAGTCCATACCTATTACATCACCAAGTCTGAACTCTACGCCCGTCTGTACTCTCACCCCAAGCGAGATGCTATCGTCAAGCGTGTAAGTTCTACACAGCACGAACGCACAGAGATTGCCAACGGTATTGAGCGCATCATCTTGTCTCAATCCAACCCAACCATGTACGGTAACGTCAACCTCGACTTGGCTGGCGGCAATCGCTACAAAGCTATCGTGTCAGAAGACACCGTAGAGATGACAGAACTTTGGGTATGGAACGATGACACCCAAGACTATCAGGTAGTTACAAAAGCAGACCCTGATGTCATCATCTATGACCGACCAGGTGAGTCTGTCTTCATCAAAGGAGAGTTGCCTTTTGTGCAGATTGCTCCTAACCCGCTGTACGATTATTTCTGGGGCGGTTCTGAAGTCCAGCGTTTGGTGTACCTCCAGCAGCTACGCAATAAACGCATGTCTGAGATTCTTGATCTGCTGAGCAAACAAGTTTCTCCTCCTACCGCACTCATTGGCTTTACCGGCATTCTTGACGAGAAAAACTTTGCACTTAACCGTGCTGGTGGCTTGCTTGCAACTGACATGCCTAACGCCAAAGTAGAGAAGATGGCCCCCACTATCCCGCCGGACTTGTTCCGTGAGATTGGTGAAATTGATTCTATGTTTGAAGAAGCGTCCGGTATTGTTTCTGTGTTGCAGGGCAAGGGCGAGTCTGGTGTGCGCTCTTCTGGTCACGCATCTCAACTGGCTCGCTTGGGTTCTTCACGTGCTAAGAAACGTGCGCTGGTCATTGAGGACAGCTTAGAAAAGTTGGCAACGCTGTATCTGAAAGCCATGCAGATATACGACAACACGCACTTCACCGACATCAACAAAAACAAATTTATTGCAGAGCAGTTCACCAAAGATTACGTGGTGAAAGTGGACGCTCACTCTAACTCGCCTATCTTCATGGAAGACCTGCGCCAGCTTGCATTCAACTTGTTTAAAGCCCAGGTCATTGACAAAGAATCACTGCTTGACTTGCTTGAGCCGCCCATGAAACAATTGCTGAAAGACCGTCTGAAAAAGATGGAAGAAAANCAAGCNAAGCAACAACAGGCACAACAAGCGCAGCAAGCAGCGCCTAAACCTGAAGGCAAACCTGAACTTAAAAAGGTGGGATGATGGCAAGCGTTAAAAATGCAACACCCAAAGCTGACCAACCTAAAGTCAGCACAAAAGAACTTTCCCGTGGTGAACAAACACCTAACTTGACATACCGCCAAACAGGGTATAAAACCTCAACTGGGCGTAGTCAACGTGATTACGCTCGCAAGTAACTCTGGAGTTCATCATGTATAAAGCACACAAGCGCGGTCGTAAGACTCGCCGGTAATTCCCCCCCAGGAATCGGGTGTGGCTTCCTTCCCGTCAAAAGGTCGCCGCCTTCTAACCATGGAGAAGACTATGCGTAAAGCTCGTAAAGGTCGTAAGAGCCGCAAGTAATTAGACGGGGGCAACCCCGTTTAATTGCGGTTTGACCGTTTAAAATTCTTTGAGAGGCTGAATTAAAATGCCTCTCACCTGTTGACAAGGTGTTTGTAAGTGGTTACAAACACACAAAAGGAGTTTTTATGGCTGTTCCGCAAGACAAACTGATGGAGTTGATGCGTAANCCCCGTTCAGCGGGTGGTGGCGCTCCTTCCGGTATTTCTATGCCAAGNAACACCCCAGGCGGTATGCCTACTGGCGCTGGCGCAATGTCTGATGCCGAAACTCCTCCAATGGCATCCCCTATGTCTACTCCCGAACCCAAGATGGGCAGCAAAGAAGCTGCCATGATTAACTTGGGCATGGCAATGGACTTGATCGAACAATCTCTCCCTGCTCTTGGCTCTGAAAGCGAAGAAGGCCAGAAGGCTCTTGCTGCTATTCGCTCACTCACTGGTGTGATGGGGCCACGCAAGAACAAGACAAACGAACTTCAGCAGTCTGAAATTCTCCAGATGCTCCAGACCCTTCCTCAAGCCGGTGGTGCATCCCCTGAGGGCAAGGCTATGTCACAAGCACCGATTCCTGGTATGCCTCCGCAAGGCGGCGCACCAACTCCTCCCCCAATGTAAGGAACTATCATGGACTTGTTCAAACCACGCGGCGCAGCCGCACCACGCCGCCCTACTGACAACAACCAGCAGCACGGCCTTATCGTCAACACCCCACGCTTTTCTCAACTTGGTGGCTTGAATAGCCCAGCCAAAGTTGGAAAAGCTGGTATGGCTGTGCAAAAGCCTGGTGACGGCAAAAAAGTCATCTAATTCGACAACAGAGGGTAATCTATGTCACTTGAAAACGTATCACTAGAAGCTCGTGATGAGCTGGCGGCACTCGCTCAGCAACTCGCAGAGAATCCAGCAACTCGCAAACAGTTCTTGCGGATGACCAAACAGGTCAAACCAGATCTGCCTATTCCTGAATTGGACATGGAAGACTACACACACAATGCTGTGAACAAGTCTGAAATGCGAGTACAGGCCTTGGAAGCAAAATTGCGTGAGCGTGATGCGGTTGAAGAACTCCAAAAGCGCCGTCAGTCCTTGATGAAAAAAGGTTTGATTGCCAATGAGAGCGAAGTAAGTGACGTAGAAAAAATTATGCTGGAGCGTGGCATCACAAACCACGAAACAGCAGCAGAGTTTCACCAGTGGATGAAACAGGCAGCAGAACCAACCCCTTCCGGTTACAACCCCTCCGCAGTCAAGCAATTTGACTTGGGCAAGTATTGGAAGAATCCGGCTGGCGCTGCCCGTGATGAAGCGGCGAATGCACTCAGGGATTTGCGTAAACCGCAACGTCCTATTGGGTTGTAAGAGGGTATTGGCGAGAATGAAAATTCTCTTTTTTACACGTTCGTAAGGAGGCCTTATGGCTATTGGCGGCGGCATCCTACCAGCTACAGGGTCATCACAGTTCAATGAACTGACCTACGTAACTCGTAGAGCTTTTATCCCCAAGCTGGTTGTCCAGCTTTATAACTCGACACCTTTGATGGCGGCACTGATTGCAAACAGTCAGCAAGCCAGCGGCGGTGTCTCTTCTGTAACCGTTCCCGTTCAAGGCGCACAGTTTGTGAATGCCCAATGGTCTGACTACAGCGGCTCGTTCGCTCAGCCGTCAGTCCAGCAAGGTGCTTACAACGCTGAATTCGACCTGAAACTGATGATTTCTCCCGTGCCGTTCCTTGGTATGGAAGGCGCAGTTCAGCAAGATGCAGCCATTATTCCGTTGATTGAAGCTCGTATGAACGATGCNACCAACGTGATGATGGACGCAATGGCAACTGCCTTGTACAACAACACAACCAACACTCAACAATTCATCGGCTTGCCTGGTGCTGTTGACGATGGCACAACCTTGGCTACATACGGTAACATCAACCGTAGCACCTACACCTGGTGGAAGTCCAAGCAGTATGCCGCTGGTGGTGTTAACCCAACTCGTCAAAACATCTTGCAATACATCTCCGGTACTGTGAAAAACGGTGCAGAGATGCCTTCATTTGGTGTTTGCGGCTTTGGTACATGGACATTGTTGGCTCAAGACTTTGTTGGTCAAGAACAATATGTCATCACCCCTGGCTCCGGTTTTGATTCNGACAGCAACGGCCCTCAAGCTGCATTCCGCGCTTTGATGGTNGCTGGTGTTCCAATCTACCCAGANCCATACTGCCCAGAAGGTACTGTGTACTTCCTGAACACCAACTACTTGTCTCTGTACATCCATGAGCAAGGTTCGTTTGTGTTTACGGGCTTTGAGTCCACACTTCCTAACTGGCAAATTGGCTACGTTGGCGCTGTCTTGATGATTGCCGAATTGGTGAACGTCAAGCCAAAATCAATGTCCAAGGTGACGGGTTACAACTACCTCTCTCTGTAAGGAGTTAAATCATGTCATTAGCAGCAAATAAAATCTTACTGGCTAACGCCGCAACCAACACCGCAGGTGCGTACATCCAGACGCAATCTCTGGGCAATGCTACCGCTACCATTCCGGCTGGCTGGTATCAAATGTTGGCTACCGCTAACGTCACGATTGAGATGAACACATCCAACAACATTNCCTCCCCAACATGGGTGGTTTCGTTGGCTAACAACACTAGCGGTGTGATTATTTCTGACGGCGTTAATTTCCGTGCNAACGTGTTGTCGGGTACTCCTACTATCACGTTGTACGCTACCAATGGCGGTCAAAACGCCACCGGTACTTACAACTCTTAATAGGGGCACACCATGAACGCGAATTGTGTAGGCAACCGTTACCCTGACAGCTTTGGCAGCTTTGCCGTTGCAAACAGTGTCCCAGTTTTTTTGGGCGCTACTGGCAATGCAATTGCTACTTTGGCAACTGTGGGTACTTCTTACATTGTTCGCCGTGTGACCGTTGCAGGTGCAAACGGCAGCGTGGCTGCGGCAAACGTGACTATTCTTACCAGCAATGATGGGAATACATCTAACGCCGTGACCAACGCAGCCGCTTTATCAACAATTACAGGAACAAATAAATTCCAAGATTTGCCGCTTTCAACAGCCGCAGCGTCTACGGTTTATACAAGTTCTTTGTACGTGTATGTTGGAACAGCAGCCGCTGCCAACAACTCTGTTGAATTTACGGTTTACGGTGACGTTGTATCACTATGAGTGCAGTTATCTATGTAACCAATCGTGGCGATACCAAACTCCGTGATGGATATGTTGGTATTTTTTACGACTTCCCTAAAGATGAAACGGTTGAAATCCCGTTAGAAGCTGCAAAGCACATCTTTGGTTACATGGAGCGAGACAAAGTACCGCACCTGACTCGTTTGGGTTGGGCGCGGTCTTTTGCAGAAATCGACAAAGGATTTGAGAAGTTGTCAGAGTTTGAACTCTCTGAACAGCCTCCCGAAAAGAACCGTTCGTTACCCTCGGCGGTTGGCGTAGTAGCTCTGCGGATTGAAAAATCCCCAGAGCGAAAGTCCACCCAAAGGGCCGCTTAACATGGACGCCAAATGGCAACACTCTCTTCCTACATCACGGAAGTGCAGCGACTATTGCATGACGCAAACGCTGTTTTCTGGTCTACCTCGGAATTAACGGACTACATTAACGAAGCCCGTGAACGAGTAGTAAGAGATACTGGTTGCCTCCGAACCTTACAAGTAACATCAACGCCCATATCCAGCACAGGAATTGTGGCAATACCGTGGTCTAACGGTTTGGTTGTTACTGCTGGACAGTTTGTTTTCTCAAACGTGTTCATCTACCAAGTCATCACTGGTGGAACTCTCAATACAGACGGTGCGCCTTACCCTTCCTCGGGTAACGCATTCCCTCCGTCCACTTCATTTACCAACGGCACAGCCACTCTGCAATATTCTGGCCCTGCTGAAATCATTAGCCTGGCTGCATTGCCTAACGGTATTCAGACGCTGGATGTGATGAACGTGACCTTGTATTGGGGAAACAGCCGCATTCCTCTGCGCTATTTGCCGTGGACTCAATTTAACGCTCAGTTGCGTTATTGGCAAAATTACGTAGGCAGACCTATTTGTTTCAGCACATACGGACAAGGACAGTTGTACATTGCCCCTGTGCCTGACCAATCTTATCCAATTGAAGTGGATACGGTCATCTTGCCTACAGCTTTGACGCTGACCAATCCCAGTGTGGTTGACAGCATTGTTGACCCCTACACAACTCCAGTTGCTTTCTACGCTGCTTACAAAGCCAAGTACAAAGAGCAGAGTTATGGGGAAGCAGAAATCTACAAACAAGAATACGCCAAGCACGTTCAGGCTGTTCTCAACTCAGTCTACACACGCCGCATTCCCGACCCTTATTCATCCTTCTAATCATGGCAACAGCAGAACAGAAAAAATCATACGCTGTTGTCAAAGCCTTCAAGGGACTCAATACCAAGGCCAACCGCACGGCTATCGACACAGAAGAGTTTGCGTGGATTGAAAATGCCATGCCGATTGGTTCTGGCAACATCAAAATTACGCCAGCGCAATCGACTGTCAAAAATTCTGGCAATACTGCTGTCTCTTTTGCCAACACTGTTACTTTCCTAACGTCTTCCAACTTGGGATTAAGCGACTACATTGTGGCGTTTGAAGACAATGGACGGGCTGAGTATTTCAAACTCGACACTGCCACAAAAGGCAATGTGGCTGTTACCGGCACGTTTTCTAACACCGGCGTAACCAGCGCCCAATACAAAAACGAACGCATCATCATTGGTGACCCCAATAAAGGTCTGTCATCTTGGGATGGCAACAATGTTGTCAGCATTGGTTCTGTGGGAATTATTGGCATCACAAACCCTGGCAACGGGTATTTGACAGCCCCAAGTGTAACTATCAGCTCTCCTAATGACTCAAATGGCGTACAAGCTACGGCTGTTTGCACTATCACTACGGGCGCAGGTGGACTGAGCAGTATTAACGTGACTGCGGGTGGCTCCGGTTACACCGCTTTGCCAGGCGTGATTATTGGCGCACCCAATGTTGCCGGCGGGACGCAAGCCGTTGCCGTTGCTTCTATTTCTGGCGGCGCAGTAGTTGCCGTTACCATCACAAATCCAGGTTCAGGTTACACCACTGCTCCTAGCGTGACGTTTTCTTCTGGTGCGGCTGCGGCAACAGCAGTTGTGGAGACAGGGCAAGTTAATACCGTCACTTTGACAAATGCTGGTACGGGATATACATCTCAGCCCACAGTGACCATTTCAGCCCCGCCTAGCGGGACTACAGCTACTGCAATTGCTCAATACAACACGTTTGCTACCGGTACACTGTCAGTGCTGGTGAC